CCTGAAACGGCGACAACTTGATCTGATTGCCCTTCGCAACCTTCAACTCGATCATATGCAGCCGCTTGTTACGGTCCATCAACAATAAATCTGGGATACCCGGCGTCTGACTGTTCTCAATGCGCGTCAGTACAACGTCCGAGTCCAGCTTCTCAATGTTAGCCTTGAGCGCCTTCCAGAAGTTCGACTCCGTCCGCTTCGACATCGATCACCTTCTCACCCAACTGGGCCTTCAGTTCGTTCAAAGCCTTTACGACCTCTTCCTTCGACATCTGGTCAATCGACCCATGACGAATCTCGCTCTTGTTGACGTATATGTCACCTTGGGCCAAGCCCCGCGCTTTCTCAGCCTGTACCGCAGCACTGTACGCACCGTTCTCCAAAGCCTCGTCACGTATCCGCTGCAAATCCCGAATGTGACGGGCATACGTTACTTCATACTTTTCAGCTAACTCGCGCCGTCGCTCACGCAACGCCTTCACGATATGTGGCGATTTTTGCGGGTTCAACATCTCATACGCACGGGTATGCGCACCCTTAACACTAAACCCAGCTTCAGCAGCCAGATTACGGAGCGTATCCTGCCCCTCTCGCGTTGCAACCAACTCGACAAACTTCACTTGCTTGCCGGTTAGCCGACTATCTTCCGTTACTCGCGGACGACCCCGCGTTTCAACTTTTCCTGCCTCTCTGGCCATGCATCAAATCCCATATCTAAGTGGACTTGGGACGCAAATATAGCACTTTTTTATCGCAGTTAAAGGCCCACGGACCTTGGTTCGTTTTCACGCCGTATTGTTTGCGTAAAACCTGCACACTTACACGCTTTGTTTTTTTTACCCAACGACCGCGTTGGAATCGCCGGGGCGTCGATCGCTGTGCATTGTTGTTAGCCTCGATTGGCCGGGGGACCCAGCGCGGGGAACCGGGACCGGGGGCCATGCTGCGCGGACCGGGGGCCAATGTTCGCGGGCCTTGGAAGTTAAAAAGCGGCAGAAAATCACTTCCACGTTTTGAAAAAACAAACGTCCACGGGGCGCGGGCCTTGGATCACGGCCGGCGAATCGCGGACCGGGGACCATGCGCCGGGGCCAATGGATCACGCACCACGGGACGCGGTACGTTTGGAGGCGGCGACCGCCCGCGCCTCGCGGGCAAGTTACACTCTTAAATTAACAGGCAAAAAAAAGCCCGCACCAAGGCGGGCTAATCGATCGATCGCGCTGGTTACAATTCTTGAACCCATCCGGCGACGTGTTGGATATACCGACCGACCATATCGAAAACATAACTGCGCACGTAATCGGGTAATCGATCATCGCGCGCTAAATCGATTTGTTCCCAGCTAGACCAATTCGCATGCTCGACGATGAATTTGTCGGTGCATCCGTAGCCGTCGAGTTCCGCGACGATCCGCACCGCTGGACCACCGCCCGCCAAAGTAATACGCGCCTCGACGCCCGCATCCGACGCAAGCCAACTAATGTCGCGGTAAGAGTCAATCGGTTCTGCCGACCACGAGGAACGCCACTCGACGCCATAATGGTGCTCGTCCCAGTTCCAATTGTCGAACGCGTCGAAACCCTCCGGCTTGGTCGATTCTTCTAGCCGACAGTATAAATCGGTAACCTCAACGATCCGGCCAATGCATGACCACGCGCTATTGTCCTGATCACCTAGTGCGTCTAATTCTGCCAATGCGCGGTAGTGCAAACCAATTTCTTCGATGTTCTTAAGTAGTTTCATATTTTCGTTTTCCTATTAGTGCGCCCCGGTCTAGGGCGTTGCATGGATTCTAACGAATTCTGCGCATAAAAAAAGGCCCGCAGCGGGGCCTTTATTCGTACCACTTTGGCGTTCACGTATGAGAGTAGCCGTCGCGCTCAATCCCTATCAACATGTCCGGCACAGCTGCCAGTAAGCAATCGTCAAAGTGCAGTTTGATAACGTCGCGCTCGATCCAATCGGTAAATCCCATGTTAGAAAAATCGGGATGGTCCGTATCGCGAATGTGGCGCTCGAAAACGCGCACCAATGAGTCGGATTGTTCTGGGGTAATTTTTGTTTCGTTAATATCCATCATGCACCCCCAACACGAGCCGGTAAGACCACGGCATGGTTGCAAACATCGCAACATTGGCCATCGCGAACCGGCGCGGCATTGTGACCATGCGCCCACCCATTAGCTTGCGGTTTAATAGCGTCACCACAAATAACGCACGTAGGAGCGGTCGCTAAAATTAATTGCTGCGGATCAAACACGTCGCAACAATCATCAAACCGCCCGCTTGTGATCAATTCGGCGGAGTTAATCGGCAAAAATTCGCCATCAGCGGACAAAAAAACCGTGACGTCGGTGTTTAGTTGCTCATCCGTCATAAGTTCTAGCTTTCTTTTCAATTCAGCATAATTCATCAATAAATTTCCCATGTAGCGCGCTACGGATTGCAGCGTTGCCGGTAGTATAAGAGTTATCGCAGGCAAAAAAAAGCCCGCTCGAGGCGGGCTTGTGTTGGTTAGTGGATCGGTTTACGCGGCGCGTGCAATCGTTTCCCATTGATTGCGCGGCAGATCTAACACTGTGCGGCCGTTGGAATACCAATCGTCTAAGCTATCCGCATCGGCAGTATGGGCAACCGCTGTTACAGCGTTAACGATAGTCGCCCGGCTAATTGGTTTGTTGGTGTAACCCGGCTGCTGGATCGTTTGCATTAGCCCGCTCAAAATATCGCCACCAGATTTTTTCGGTAGTTTCAGCACAGATACAACCGCGTCGACCACACCTTGCGGATTCATCAAACCGTTTTCGACCACATCGCCGTGCGCCTGACGCATCAATTCAACGTGCGCGTCGAATGATTCACGGCTGCCGTACGCTGCAACCACATCGCGCAATTTCAACTCCAACGCTTTATTGTCCGCGTTTTTAGCTTCATCGGTTAGCAATGCCCACTGATCGCCACCACGAGCACTAGTCACGTGGGTGTGGCGGGATTTGTTCTCGGTCGTGCAACCGTTCAAACACCAAAGCGTCCAAGCCAATTGTGACACCTCGACCGATCCCAAACCGACCTCGCTGTTTTTCAGCAAGATGCCGTTGGCCATAGTGTCGCCGACTGCCGGTTCCGCTATTTGGTTTTCCGATTTCAAACGCATGTATAAGCGCTGATCAGTAACGGTGCCATTTACAATTTTCCAGTTGGCATCCGAGTCAATCAGCTGCGGCAGCGCCGCTTGCACTAAATCGACGTTATCAAACGTTTTGAACTTATCGCTAACAATGGCGCGGCAGATAGGATTGTCGCCGTCAAACGTGCGGATCATTTTGTTTTTAGGCTCATTAACAAGAATTTTGTTCACGAGCGCGTCAAACTCCGGCGCGTAGTTTTCATTGTCTCTTAACCGGCGAGCGGTCCGCACGTCGATATCGCAGTTGCCCGCTAATTGCTGAAACGCTACTTCATTGGTTTCAAAAAATTGTGTGGGTTCACCACGGTTAGCTTCGAACACTACACTAGTGCGGCCATCGGTAGTTTGTACCTGTAGCTCGCTGGTAGGCGCTATGTAGTCGGCTTTACGGGAAGCTTGCTCGCTGATAGTTCGCAAAATGCTTTCCAGCGTGCCGTTTTGGTTTTCTAGTTTGGTATCTAACATCACATATTTACCTATTTTGTGGGCCAGCGGCGGGGCCTTAATTAATGCCGCATGCGAATAATCGCATACTGGTAGTTAACTGCAACCGATTTTTTAAAAGTTTACGCGGCAACGCGCGCTATCAAATTGCTATCGACCACAAAGCCGGTTGCGTCGTTTTTAGCGGGGCCTTTGGCTTTCAAACCAATAACTACTGGCCCGGCTAATGCGTTTAATATGTCAGATTGGTCGCCGTCAATAACCGGCCGCCCCCGGTACTCGGCCGGCATTCCATTTTTAAAAACTACAGCAATCGGCGCGTCGGTTTTCTCGGCACGCTCTACTTGTTTCGCATACTGCGGCCGGTCGCTGTAACTAAATATCAAATGATAGTTCGCCGGCGTTTTGCCGAGTCGTTTGGCAAGCTTGGTGTAATCTAAAAAGAAAAGCTCCGGGAATGCCTGCGGTATGCCGTGCCGCTCCCATTGGATATCCGACAAAACATTTAACCGCACGACGCCCCGCACGCCCTGCTTGCGGCATAGTTTTAAAAAATTGGTTAGCTCCCGGCGCAATTGGTTTAGAAACCCGGATTGATCAGCATGCCAAAAATCGGTTTTAGCTTGCCGGGCCTCGTTAATAGATTTGAACACGGCCGCCATGCCGGCTTCTTTTAAGCAAGGTTTCATACAGCCGGCGGCTTTGCTACCGGGGCAAAGCGTATCGTTAGGTAGCAGGCTTAACGACGCCAAACGCACGGGGCCTAAGCTAGTTTCAAACGCGGCCGTTTTCGCTACTTTCGTGTTGCCGTTCGTCGTATCGGTATCTAAAAGTTTCTTTATCGTTTTCACAATTCGCACTCTCTTTTATAGGTGTATGCGAATCATCCGATATAACGGCGTTAGGGTCAACCCCAGCTTTCGCGCGCTCATATTCGCGCATCCGCTCCCGTAGCCGATCGTCTACTTCGGGCGGCCGATCGAACCAGCTAATAATTTTCATCAATAACCAAGTCATACCCAAACGCTAACACTATGCGATCGTCCGATGTCAATAGGACATCCCATATTAGTTAATCGCCTTCCTGTTATAGACTTTTCCAGCCATTTTTATTTTTTTTATAAAAACTTTTTTTCAGACGCCTATAACACACATCCCTTTTTTTTCAGGAGCGTCCCACCACTGCAAAACAGTGGTACGGGTAGTGGTACGGCTGAAAGCCTTCTGCGACAAGGGCTAGAGCCGATCTGTACCGCCGTACCGCCTGTACCGGCATTTTGAAAATTTATTTTTTTTTCAAAAAGTAATTTGCTCAGAAAACTCTATATATAAAGCCGTTTTTTGTCCCCCGGGCCGTGACCCGTGCTACTTGAAGTAACACCTGTTACCTTTAGTAACACTCCATATAAGATCTCCCATATTTCTCCATACTTCCTCCAGCCTTTTTGCATAATGATATGCGATAATATAAGAACGCCTAAAAATCCAAGTAGCGTGGCGGACTGCTTTGTTCATTAAAAAGGAGCTAGAGAATGACTGATTGTAATCAGTACATCGTCGTGGGCGACAATAACCGGTGGGGCGTAAGCGACACCCTGATTGGAGCCTGCCTCAACTGTTATCTGCCGATGAAACCCAACAAGCTTTTGCATTATGCAGATCTAGTTGGGAGGGCCTTGCGCGATGCAGACATGGCCAACATGGATTGGCAGCAGATCGAAGAGGATTGGAACGATTTTGATAAAGACGAAGAGCCGACGGTTCACACCTACTACTCGGAAAACAATATCAACATTAACTACTTTGACCCGGACGTCTGGGAACGGTGGGACGTGGATATGTACAGCGGGACTGTAAATTTCTACACGTACAAGCCTGACCCGGACAATAAAGAAGCTGTCGCAGCGGCGCGAAAGGAAACGACTTTTGCTGCCGTGTGGAAGTGGAAGGAAGGCGTGATCGTACCGCGCGACTAACCAACCGGGGGCCGTGTGCCCCCTTTTTTTATGGGCTTGCATTGATATGCAACATCCCGTAATCTCGCTTACCCTTTTTGGAGAAATGTGAATGAAAACAGAACTTACTTCCCACGAACGCGACGTTGCGTGCTACCGCAGCGCGCTGCGTGATGCGTCCAGCACGAAAGACGAAAAAGAACTGGAGGTTCTTGAAAAAGCCATCGACGAGTTGGCCGACATTATCGGCCACGATGTCGCCATCCCAATCCTTGAAGAAGAGATCGCCCGGCAACAGGCCGCGCGCCGTGAGGCGGAAGCCGAACGCGACGAACTCATGGCCCAAATAGAATCTCTCAAAGAGGATCTGAAATGACTGACGCAATGATACTGCAGTTGATCGTCGAGGTGCTGGACGCAGAGATTGGCCGGGACGCTTACCCAAACAACACTAACTGGCAAGACCATTGGGGATTGTCCGACGAAGACTTTGGCGCCTTGCAAGAGGCTGTCGATCGGTTGGAGTTGGCATGAAGCGCATCGAGGTCCGTGTTGAGTTAGACGAAGCCGAGGCCCGTGAGTTTATGGATTTGATCCATGACTCGCGGGCCGTGCTCGACGAACTAATTAAAGA